GTCTTAGTTATAACAGACATTACGCTATTCCTCCATCTGTGATTACCCATAGATCAGTACTGATCAGGTTAGCCCTTGCAGCCGCTGCGGTTCCACCACCAGTGTAGGTGCTGTTGCCGAAGTTAGGCGTCATGGCGTCGAACGCTTCCTGTGCATCCCAGTTGATTAGGAGTGCATCGTAACGAGCGGTAGGTAGGGTCACGGTAGTCATGAAGTTGTTCAAGTCACCTGTTGAGTTAAGACCTTCGATGTTGAAGTCCTCGACACCAATGATGTCAGTAGTGCTAGAGCATTTATAGAACATGGTATTCATCTTCGTAACAGCAGTAGTGTTGAAGCTACTAACATCTAGAGCAGTAAGGCTAGAGCAGAGATAGAACATGCTATCCATAGTCGTAACAGCAGTAGTGTTGAAGCTACTTACATCTAGAGAAGTAAGGCTAGAGCAGTTATAGAACATGTTAGCCATATTCGCAACAGCAGCTGTGTTGAAGTTACTCAAGTCTAGAGCAGTAAGGCTAGGGCAGTCACGGAACATGGCAAACATATTCGCAACAGCAGCTGTGTTGAAGTTACTTACATCTAGAGAAGTAAGACTAGGGCAGTTACGGAACATGTAAACCATATTCGTAACAGCAGTAGTGTTGAAGCTACTTACATCTAGAGCAGTAAGACTAGAACAGTCACGGAACATGCCAGTCATATTCGTAACAACAGTAGTGTTGAAGTTACTCAAGTCTAGAGCAGTAAGGCTAGAGCAGCTTTGGAACATGTAAGACATATTCACAACAGCAGAGGTATCTGTAGTGCCTGCTGTGAAGCTAGTCATGTTTGAGCAGCCATAGAACGCCCTGTCCAACCTAGTCCAACCAACTATACCGAGGTTGTCTACTGATTTCACCTTGAGCTTATCACCTGCGTTATTGAAGAAGATGTTAGGGAAGCTACCTCTGATACGGATCAAGTGATCCCCGGCATTTGCGAAGGTGTGCGTTAGGTTAGCGTCATTGTAAGCTGTGACTGTAGATACAGAGCCATCGCCCCACTGAATACCAGCATTGAACGTACCTATGTTCTGACATGGGATCGTGAAGGTTTCATTGGCTGTTGTAGTAGTAACAGTCATTTTGAAATCTGACGTCACTGGGGAATAGCCGTACTTAGAGATATACTGGTAGTACCAACTAGAGTTCTTAAACTTAAAGAACGAATGGTTGTTAACGACATAACGATCTGTACCTGTGTCATACGACATACCACTTGGCAGATTAGCTCTTACGTAATCATTATAGATTTTTGTTGGGTTATCAACCATTGTCTACACCACCATCTTTATCACTATCTAAGTTTGGTTGATTAACCTCTGGGTCATAGTTTAACTCGGCAATGTCCATAAGGTCACTGATAACTTCTGGGTGAGACGACACATCAATACCTGCACCATTGAGGTTACGTAGGAACGAAGCAATCTCACGAAGATCGTGTGGAGCAACATCACCAGCTTCAATAGTTGGCATCAGGTCATAATTTAGACCGTTCAACTGCCACAGACGCTCGACCAACTGTTTGTTGAGAACATCCACAATAGCTTGAATGTAACTCTCAAGCGCACGGAGGAACAGGTCTGTCTTCGACTTAGACAAGGCGTAGGAACCACCTGATGTACCAAGAAGAAGAAACTCAGAAAGTACACTACGAGCAATATCATGCTGGTAACGACTTACGATTGGGTTAATGTCGATGTTACGCTTACCATTAGAAGCCATCAGTTCGATGTCTACTAATCTTGTATTGGAAGGCGCTCCGTCTTTATCTGGGTATGTGTCGGAAGGCAGGATAATGTATCCCTGCTCGTTGAACTTAACGTCTCGGAGAATTTGCTGCAAGTTGTTGACGAAACCTGACTGTGCGACAGAGGCGTCACCAGAAAGATACTCAGCAGGAATACGAGCAACAGGAATACCTGCGAGTTCACGTTCAACTGCAATAGCTTCGATAGCTTGTAGATTATTAAGATACTCATAAGAAGTGTAAGCATTGCGAAGAATAGAACGCCCACTGGGGTCTCCGTTAAGAGAAGTTGTTCTATAGTAGATAGACTTGTTGACAGGAATGTAGTTTTTACCATTCATAAACCCTACTTCTTGCTCAATACCCAAGACATCACCAGTCTTCTGGTTAACGTCAAACTTACTGATAGTCCAAGGCGCACGAGCAGCAATCTTCTTAACGCCTAAGCGTCCGTCAGTGTACTTAGAGTTCTTCTTATCAGAACGCTCAGTAGGACCAACACGTCTCTTATAGATAACCTCAAACCAACCGAAGCCATACGACAAATAAGACAGAGCCTCTGAGATATGATCGTCTAGTGTGTGATCCATATCATCTAGGACACTCTTAACGAAGTCAGCCTCAACCTTAGCTGCATCACTATCATCCACAGGCTTAACGTGTAGGTCAACATCTCGAAGTATCTGCTCAACGGAATACATGACAGCACCAATGGTGGCATCATTGTCACGCATCTCACGATACTTACGGATGGCCTTTTTACCACGTAACTCAGGTAGAAACTCATCAGCACGGATTTGACCGTGGTGTGTATTGTCGCCAGCTACGCCTAACGTAGCCTTAGCGGCTGATTCTGAGAGCTTCTTAACCATTGGACTATTGCCTTTATTTACTTCGATAAGCCCTTAGCACTAGAATAAGCGAGGGTTAATTGGGGTTTAGAATAGCCGTTAAGAGAAAGGTCTGTAATTGCCCACACCATAGCGTCAAGGCGGTCAGGAGAGCCAATTCGACCTAATGGCTCCCACGTTCTCATCTGTGTCTCAAGTTCATTCAGTGATGCACCATCAGGAGGATTAGAAACGTGCTTAACAAGCCCCCGTTCATATAATGCTGACACTGGCTCGGCTCTAGCGAACTTCCCACGAGAGGCTCTTACAGCCTTGTAGGATACACTATCGTCCTCACCATGAATGGTAGTTCTAACCATGTCACCACCCTGATTGACCTCGGCTACGATACGGTCAGCCTGATAGTGGTTATATAGTTGTATAGCTTTAGCTGCCCAACCCTGTGGGGATAGCCTGTCAGTGTAGTCGCCTAATACATAAGCAACACCGTTAATATCAATACCAGCGACGACAATACCAGTCATGTCACTCTCAGCATTGGAGGTAACAGCTGGATCAAGTGCAACGACAATACGAGATAAGTCAGGAACATCCTCATGCTTAACATGAGCATTGTCTAGCATCTCAGTAGACCATAGTGCGCCTTCAGCTTCCTCTAGTACCTCAGCATAAAGCTCCTGTCTACCAATACGTGTACCCTCGTACTGTTCCTTAACAGCAACAAGGTAGGTATCAGCTAGGTTAGCAGCATTATCAAAGGTAGAACCACTTGTAACAATAGTCTTAGGGTTCTTGAGTAACTCACGCATTAACTTAGTTGGCTTGGGAGTTGTTGTAACGCACACACGAGGGTGCTTACCAAGACGCAGACAGAACTGAAGCATCTGCCATGTGTCAATATCTTTGTTCCACGCAGCAAGCTCATCACACCATGCAGCGGAGAACTGTGGACCACGTAGGCGCTCAGGCTCTTCTGCTGAGTAGAACTCAACCTTAGCCCCATTAGCCCATGTAAGTGACCTCTTGGTGGGTGACCACTCAGGAAAGCCCATAGGCTTACCCTTATGGGTCTTATCATGCTTCCAGCAGACTGATAAGAAACCACTCTCGCCCTTAACCATAACACGTTCGATGTCACTGTTAGTAGAAGCTACACAAGCAATACGCTTATGGCCTAGCTTGACTTGCTCTCGTACCCACTCAGCACCACAACGGGTCTTACCAAAGCCACGACCAGCATTGATTAACCATGTGTTCCACTCATTGTCAGTCGGAGGAAACTGTGCGTCTCTACCCCAGAAACTCCAGTCATGCTGTAGTTCATCTACCTTAGCTGGCCCTAGCTGAGTGAACAGCTTCTTGACTTTAGCTGGTGGTAACTGTCGGAGTGTCTCAGCCGTTATTCTCTTCGTCGGGTTCATCAGTATCAAATCCTAAGAGGTTCATAAGTTGATCTGCTGCGGAGACATCAAGTTCGGGATCAACGTCTTGCTCAACTTCATTGACAGTAGCTTGTGGCGACCATCCAGCTTTAGATCGTAGGAATAACTCTTGGCTCTTCCAAGTAATGCCATCCTGTACATCTCCGTAGAGTGCTTGGTCAATCACACGTTTACCTACTGCACCATTGATGCGAGTACGTTCAGCTTCCATTGCTGGGCCATAGTGCTTGTACAGAGTAGACAAGCTCTTAGGTGCATCGTTCAAGTGCTGAATAGATGTAATGATCTGACGGATGGGGACTCCACCCTGTATCATCTCAATGACAGCCTTTTCAACGAGCTTACTGTATGGTAGCTTCTCAAGCATGACGACAATCTTTCTGTACTTTGGAAATGTATCAAATGATACAATAGCTCCATTAACGACAATCTAAATGATAGTCTTAAGAAGGTAATAAATATTCCCCCCAAGACATCAGCAAGATCACGTCTTACATGTGTTTGTGTTGTCAAGGTTCATCTTGGTTGTACTTGGGAGGATCACTGTGTTATACCTGAGTTAATGCCTCAAGGAATGAACAACAATAAGTAATAATCTCTTAGCTAACTTAAGTTACTCTTAAGTCTTATAACTGGTTGGTGTTAATATTCTTATGATAACTTAAGTAGTGCTTATACTATACTATATAGACATAAATCGGA